AGATGTGCAATATGCGATTCGAGCAATGTCGCAAATCTTCGGTAAAGGTAAGGTATCGGCAGAAGAGCTCCAAGGGCAACTGGGTGAACGCTTGCCGGGAGCCGTGGTTAAATTTGCAAAAGCAACAGGACGAACTTTACCTGAGTTACAGAAAGACTTGAGAGATGGAACTGTTGGTCTTAACGATGTTATGAAGTTTGTTGTCAAACTTAGTGAGGATCATGCTGACGCTGCTGAGAAGATGGCAAATTCTCAAGCAGATGCAGGTCAAAAGATGGGAGTTGCATTAAGAGAATTACAAAAAGAATTTGGAGATTTATTTGTACCAGTAGGTGCAATGATACAAGGATTTGTTACACAGATTGCAAGAGCAACAACAGCAGTTCTTAAATTCTTCAAATTTGTTATTAAAGGAAATAAAGAAGTATCGAATGAGTTACAAGCACGAGATTTTGCATTGGAGCAAGTTGGAGGTACTAGTGCAATGACTAAAACAGGCAGACGTAGATTTGCAAAGACAGGTGCTTTCGATGTAAGTATGTTGCAAGCTGATAAACGTGATCAATTTAACTTTATACAAGGACAGCGTTTAGATTTCTTAAATACAGAAGATGAAGAAAGTAGCACACCAAGTAAGTTTGATGACCCACAATCTCCCGAAAAACAAGCTTTAGCATTTGCAAAAGTAAAAGAACAGTTAGGATTAATAACACAAGAAGAACTAAAAAGTTTAGAAATAAATCAAGAAGCAAAAATTATATTTGATGAATATGTAACAAAAACAGGTGAGTTAGATCTAACACTAGAACAAATTGTTGAGAAACTTAAAAAAGGTAAAGATGAGGCATTTAATTTTAAAGAAGCATTTACTAAAATAAGTGATGAAGCAACCAATTTAGATAAGAAGGTTGGAGAACTTGCAGTAAATGCTGTAAATAAACTTGCAGATGGTTTTGCGGAACTTGCAGTATCAGGTAAAGCTAGTTTTGGCGAGTTAGCAAGATCTATATTAAATGATTTAAAAAGAATGATAGTAAGAGCATTATTCTTTAAAGCAATAATGAAATTCGCTCCTGGATTAGGCAAGTTTATAGGATTAGAAAAAACACCTGTAGCAGAAAGTGCCAAAGGTAATGTTTTTGCTAAAAATAAAATCGTTCCATATGCGATGGGGGGCATCGTAAATCAGCCCACTATTTTTCCTATGCAGAATGGAATGGGACTTATGTCGGAGGCTGGACCAGAAGCAATCATGCCTTTGAAACGTGGAAAAGATGGAAAACTTGGAGTTGCATCAACTGGAGGAGGACTTGGTAATATAACAGTAAATGTAGATGCTTCTAATAGTTCTGTTCAAGGAGATGACGGAAATAGTCGTCAACTTGGCGAACTTATTGCAGCAGCAATACAATCAAAACTTGTTGAGGAACAAAGACCCGGAGGTATACTTTCATAATGGCAACCTTTCCAAACATCCAACCGAGCTTTCCTGTCAAAAAAACATCAAAACCAAATACTAATACTGTAAAATTTCAAGATGGTTATGAACACAGAATTTTATTTGGATTAGCTGCCCATCAAAACCCTAAAACTTTTAATTTAGTTTTTAAAAATTTATCTGAATCAGATAGTGACACCATAGAAACCTTTCTTGATGCTCGTGCCGAAGATGGTGCAAGTTTTACATATACCCCACCAAATGAGCCAAGTGCAATGAAATTTAAATGTAACGATTGGATAAAGAATATGGAGTTTCCAAACAGAGCAACAATTAATGCAACATTTATACAAGTTTTTGAGCCATGAGTACTACAAAGATTTTTGATGAAATACAAAAATCTAATCCATCAGCAATTATAGAATTATTTACATTACAGCTAGATAGCGGATTGCATGGTGCAACAACAATTTATAGATTTCATGCAGGTTCAAATCTTAATGCTAATGGAGAAATTATTTGGGCAGGTAATTCTTATTTACGTTTTCCTGTAGAAGCATCTGGTTTTGCTTTTAAGCGTGGTAAATTACCACGACCAAAATTAAAAATTAGTAATGCATTAGGAACAATGTCCGCAATATTATTAACAGTTAACCAAACTACAGCAGGTAATGATTTAACTGGTGCAACAGTTACACGCATACAAACAATGGCAAAGTTTTTAGATGCTGTAAATTTTTCTGGTAACACTAATTCAACTGCTGATCCATCAGCAGAATTCCCAAGAGAAATATATACTGTTGACAGAAAATCAGTAGAAAACAGAGATTTTATTGAACTAGAACTTGCACAAGTTTGGGATTTGGCAGGAGTTCGTGCGCCAAAAAGACAATGCACTCGTTCTATATTCCCTGCTATTGGTACTTTTAATTAATGAATTGGAAAGAAAAAGCATTAGATCATGCAAAAGACCAAGACCCAAAAGAATCTTGTGGTTTACTATTAAATGTTCGTGGTAAAAATAAATATTTTCCTTGTAGAAATTTGTCCATGACAGATTATCAATGTTTTATTCTCGATCCAGAAGATTATGTAAAAGCAGATAATCAAGGAGAAATAATAGGTATAGTACATAGTCATCCAACAACTCCACCGACTCCAAGCCAAGCAGATCGTATTAGTTGTGAAAATAGTAATTTGCCTTGGTATATTGTGAATCCAAAAACAGAAGAGTGGGGAGAATGTATTCCAGAAGGATATATTCCAGAAATATGTGGTAGACCTTGGGTATGGGGAGTTACTGATTGTTGGTCGTTAGTGCGTGATTGGTATAAACAAGAAAAAAATATAGAACTCAAAGATTGGACTAGACCTACGACACCAGAAGAATTTTTACTAAATCCTTTGTTTGAGCAATGTGCATGGCGAACAGGATTTAGAGAACTAAGAACTGATGAGCCATTAGAGAATGGAGATGCTCTTTTAATGTCTATTGGATCTCCAGGCTTAAATCATGTAGCTATTTTTGTAGATGGTATGGTTTTACATCATTTAGCAGATAGACTATCTTGTAAAGAGCCTTACTCTGAATGGTTGTTAAAATGTACAGGTAAGAGGTTACGCTATGCTCACAAAACTTAAGCTTTATGGCGATTTAGCCGATTTTGTCGGACATAAAGAATTCGAGGCTGTTATTCATTCAACCGCTGATGCTGTCAAATTTTTAATTTGTAATTTCCCAAAAGTAGAAGCATATATGTCTGAAAGATATTATAAAATTTTAGTCAGTAAGGAAGAAATCAGTAAAGAAGAAATACATAACCCTATTGGTAAAGGAGAAGTAAGTATAGTTCCTGTAATAACTGGTGCTGGTGGTAATACTGGTCAGATAATAGCAGGAGTTGCTTTGATTGGTCTTGCCGTTGCAACAGGAGGTACTAGCTTAATGTTTGGGGCTGGAGGGTTTAGTGCTGTTGCAGGTTCAAGTATTGGTTTTAGTGTGGTAGCTGGAAATATTGGTCTTGGACTAGTTTTGTTTGGTGTTAGTGATTTATTATTCCCAATGCCAAAACCAGAAGACTTCGAGAATGAGCAAGATCCTAGAATATCTTTTAGTTTTAGTGGAGTGCAAAATACTACGAGAGCGGGGACTAGCGTCCCAATTGTATATGGAGAAATAGTGACTGGATCTGTCGTGATTTCAGCTGGTATAGATACTGATCAGGTACACGCATGACAAAATATATTATTGGTTCTGGTGGTGGAAGAGATAGGAACAGAAAGCCTACAAGAGAACCTGACACTTTAAATAGTAAACAATTTGCTACTGTCCAAGACTTATTGTCAGAAGGAGAAATAGAGGGTTTTGCAACACCATCAAAAGCATCATTAAGTAGAGGTACAGAAACATATAACACTTCAAGTTTAAAGGATATAATTTTAGACAATACTCCTGTGCTTACTTCTTCTGCTAGTAATACAAGTCCAAGTACATCCGATTTTAATTTTCAAGATGTTGAATTAACACCAAGATTTGGAACAGCGAGTCAAAATCATATCCCCGGTATTGTCGGTGCTGTATCTTCTTCATCCGTTGGAGTTGAAGTTACTGCTGCTGGAGGTGGAGTTACTCGACAGATAACTAATACTCAAGTTGATGCAGTAAGGGTTACTGTTACCTTCCCTGCTATACAAAAAACAAATGATGATGGGGATATTTTAGGTAGTTCTGTTTCTTTAAAAATACAAATTCAATATAATAGTGGTGGTTTTTCAGACGAGATAACTGACACAGTAAAAGGAAGAACTGCTGATGCTTACCAAAAAGATTACAGAATAGATTTTGATAGAACCAAAATAACTGCAGGCACAGCTTTTCCTGTTGATATAAAAGTTGTAAGAGTAACAGCAGATGCTACTCCTGGTGGAGATTTAGTTGATGCTTTTAATTGGACTACGATTACAGAAATAATTGATGACAAACAGGATTATCCAAATAGTGCCTACATGAATCTTAGGTTTGATTCTGAACAATTTAGTAGTATCCCAAGAAGAGCATTTCGCATAAGAGGAATAAAAACACGCATCCCTGCTCCAAATGGTGGACTTACTCCAACAGTAGATTTAGCAACAGGTCGCATAATATATCCAGCTAATTATGTGTTTAACGGAACAATGTCAGCAGCAGTATGGAACTCATGTCCAAGTATGGCATTACTTGATTTATTAACTACTGAAAGATATGGATTTGGTACACATATTTCAGATACAAATATAGATTTATATTCTTTTGTTGAGGCTAGTAAGTATGCAAATGAATTGGTTAGTGATGGTTTTGGAGGACAAGAAGCAAGATTTAGTTTTAATGCAAATATACAGGGATCACAAGAAGCTTTTAAGCTAATTAATGAAATAGCAGGGGTTATGAGAGCATACCCTATTTGGTCTGCTGGTAAAATAAGTCTTGCCCAAGATAGACCTACTGATTCGAGTTATTTATTTAGCTTGGCAAATGTAACAGAAGGTGGATTTTCTTATGCTGGAAGCAGTTTAAAGCAAAGACATACAGTAATTAATGTTTCATATTTTAATATGGACAGTAGAGAAATAGATTATGAGGTTGTAGAAGATACATCTGCACAAGCC